GACGGGCCCTAAAGTTCTTCCTGCGACCCGGAATGTGCTTCTTGATCTTCATATTCGGATCACCGAACCTGACGATCTTGGTCTTGTCTCCATCCTTGACACACACGGCAGATTTCTTGGGTCCACCGGGTGTCCGGAAAGGCTTGTTGATCTTCTTACCGTTGCACGGACTTGCCATTGACAGCCTCCAGTAGTTCCTTGGGCAGAGCCTCGCGCAACTCACGCATGGCCTTTGCCAGCCCCGTAGCCGCCCTTAGAGAGCGTTCGTGGCGGAGATGGTCTTCGTACTTGGTCAGGGCGATACACGCTTTGTGGGTCAGATTAAGCGACCACTCAGTCACAGGCTCATCCATGTGTCACCTCTGGGCTTTCGCCCTACAGCGTGTTCCATAAACCGTTCAAGTTCACGATCCAACTCCTCTTCCTTCCGATTAGCCATCTTACGGTTGGCATCCTGCGCCATCCGTTCAGCCCAGAAGCCCACGGCCATAGCCAAGACATCCAGTCGGTCATCGTAGGCCAGAGCCTTACGGACCCGGGTAATACGGGACATCTGCCACATAAGTGAATATTGGAGGGCCTTCTCCGTGGCATATGTTTTGGTGGACTCGTAATCGTTTCGGATGACCCCGGTGTCAAAGACCAGCCGATGCTGGTTCATAACAGGCTCTAGGGTGTCCACAATCCGGCGTTCCTTCTGGGTATTGTGCCGAACTTCCTCAACCGTACACGGATACAGGCGCATCAGGTACGGCTTCAGCAGTTCAGAGAACATACCGTCGCCAAAGTTCGATTCGATGATGATCTGGTTGACAGACTGAGCCTTGGCAATGTTGACCAACTTGGTCATCGTGGCCTCGTCATAGCCGCCCTGTAGACCACCCGCAGCAGTCACATACAGGAAACCATTCAGCATCTTCACCACAGCATAGGCGGTTTCATTGTCGCCACGACCGCTAGGGTCGATAGCCATGATCCCACCCTCATAGGGAATCCACTTGCCTTGGATGTCCATAGGCCCGTAGTAACGGTCGCCATTGAACCCAACACAGGGGATGTCCTTGATGATGTTGTTCGTATTCGTGGCCCAAATGGGCTTTTCAGGGGCGTTTTCGGGGTTCAGACCCAGCACAATCAGGTCGCTTAGTTTCAGCGGGTACCTGTCTGCATCGCTCAGGGTGCTGTCCAGCATAAACTGGAGGGCAAACCCGGTACGGCCATAGGAGGCTTCACGCTCCATCAGATCCAGCGTGTTGAAACGCCTAGGGTCTGTGGGATCACCAATAATGCCATTCCGCAGGAAGGGAGCCAGTTTCTCCCCAAAGGCCACCTTCAAGCGTTCATCAGGGAACCGGGCAGGCCAGACACGGGTGTCATAGCCCTTTTCGTGCAAACCGTGGTAGATCGACTGCTCTGTCTGCGGCGTACCCAGATAAATCACCTCCCCCCCGGGTTTGAGGACCGCTTCAAACTCAGCAATCGATGCCTGCAACTTATCCCGCATCAGGAAGGTTGCAGAGTTATTCAATGACTCAACATCGTCAGCAATGATCAGGTCAGCACGGCTACCCGTAATCTGACTGGTGATTCCCTTAGAAACAACACTAGGGGCTTGTGAGGCCGGAGCAGGGCCAACATCGAAGGCAATCTTGGAGTTACGCTGTCCCTCCTTGGGCTTCAGATGCTGGCAGATTGGGATCTCGTTGATCAGTCGAAGAGTAAAGGTACTGAAGTCATCTGCTCGTTGCTTGGATGCAGACACCACCAGCACATTCAACTTGGGGTCCATTAGCAGTCGATAGACCACATAGGCACTAGTCAGCCATGACTTGCCTACCCCACGGAACGCCTGAACGACTCGTCGCCTAGGCCCCTTCTGGAGATACTGGGCAATATCCACCTGTACCGGGGTTGGTTCCGGTAGTCCAAGGTGGTCCCACGCCAGATAGACGAAGTTCCGAAAGTCTTTCAGTTTGCGTTCTAGTTCACTCAAGCGGCTTCTTCTTCATCAAAGGGCATGATCTTAGCGAGATTCAGCATAGGTTCTGAGGCCGCAGGGGCACAGTCAATGCTGTTATCCTTCAGGAACTGACGGGCCACGCTGAGATCGGCGGGGGTCGCATCCCCGGACTCGATCTTGCGTAGCAGTTCCTGAGCCAGAGCCGAATGGATAGACTCAAGGATTTGCTTGTTCATGGATTTCCTTAGACATAACTACACAAAGCGGAGAGCATGGAAGCGCAAACCGTATCATAACCATTGCGCTCTCCAACAACAGAACTCAAGTGGGCTTGGCCACCAGCATCGTACATGGTACCGCCGCCAACATTGTCAGTCAGAAGTTCGTTGGTAGTGTAGTACTGAGCAATATCTACAACGGTAACTTGCTTTGCAACATTTGCCGCTGCATAAGCATTAGCCGCCGTAGCCACAGCAGCGCGGGCAGAATCCCATGTTGCCACCGTTGAGGTTGGGTGCGTAACACTAAGAACGAAGGCCAACTTGCTTGGGTCGTTGCCCACAGCGGTCCAGCGTTCAATAATCTTATCCACAGTCAAACCAATGTTCTGTGGCCAAGTTGTAGCGGTATCTGGACCATTAACACCAACATTGATCCAAACAACCGTGTTACCTGAACCATTAACTTCTGTCTGCCTGTCGTAGACTTCCTTGAGATACGAATCAAGAATCCCGGCATTTGTGTTCGCGCGGTTATACAGGTGAACAGATTGCGCTCCACCGTGGTAGATATAGTTATTGACGGCATACCCAGTAACATTGGTACGCATAACTGAATGCCACAGGCAAGCAAATGGGCCGACTGCGGGGGAGCCGTTGTTAAAATTATCCCAACCAGCCACCATATAGTTAGCGGCTACACCATTGGTAACAGTCGGACCTGTAAAGTTCAACTTGGTAGTTCCATACCAGTTACCCGCGCTACCGCCACTAGTCGGAACATATGCCGCTGCCTGCTGGTGAACAAAGTTGCTCCAAGCAGCCGGACGGAACTGACCGCTACCCGAAGCAAACTTGCCATAAACACATCGATACTGCAAGGGGGCAGCCGATTGTCCAGTCAGTAGTGGACAATAAGTGTTCATTCGGATCAAGTTTTTAGTTGCGCCGCTGGTATAGGAAAGGTCAGTAGGCAGGAACGCGGCATCCCAAGGAAAGCCAGTAAACCGAGGTAGTTGCCCTCCAAGACTATCTGAGGTTGACGCATATCCCAAGTTTGTCTTTAGGGCTATGGCCGCAGCGTCACTTTGTCCTACACGATGTTCAAGGCGGGAAAGCGGTCCAGTAGCCCCGGTTTCTCCAGTTTGTGCGGTAGAAGGCCAATGACATTGAATTCCAGTTCCAAGAGGATTGACCCCAGTCGTATCGCCGCGAACAAGTTCTGCTCCAGAACCTTCATCTAGAGCCCCCGGAATCAAAGCACTAGCGTACATCGGAATGCCCATGAGACCGCCAAGAGTGCGGTGGAGGGCTCCAGTCCAACCATAGGAGTACATGGTTGCTGCTGAACTCTTGTAGCCTGTGTTGCTGTCGCCAATAGTAATGACATCCACATAATCATCACCCTTGGCTGCTGTACGGAAAAAATTGCTTGCAACCTTGCTACCCACAACTCCATCAGGAGTAAACCCTGAAGTAGTTGAGCCTCCATCCTTACGCAAAATAACATTTACTCGTCGTGGTCGTGGCATTTGTTTTCCTGTTGTTAAGATCTAGTTGCGCTAATTACTCAGCGATCCAAGCCCAGTAGTTACGCGAACCACCGCTGCCCACGCGAATACGCATATAAGTCATCAGCGGAACAACCTTGACCCACGAATTGTTTACCGGATCTTCCAGATACTCGGGATCCGCCGGAGTCACAGTTTCAATGCTGACCCAGTCGGTGTTGTTAAACGAGCCTTCAACAGTAATAGCAGGAGTGCTGCCCGTAGAGAACTTTGCGCCATCGTGCTTAAGCACAACCATGCCAAACTGATCCGGAGTTTCCCGAGCCGTGTAGACAAGCGAAGTAGCGGTAGTAGCCACCGCAGTATTGTTGAATGCCTGAAAAGTACGCATTGTGTTTATCCTTGTGGAAAGAGTTTAAAAAGGGCGTGAGTGAGAAGCGAGGCAATAGCACCCACGGTGGCTGCAATGCCCATTGTAAAAGACTTAGAGTGTTCTAGTTCCCGAAGACGGCCTTCGTGATTCTTGAGTTGATCTTCTTGCATACGCTGCATCTGTAGTAGCGCATCCACTTTGCCCTCAAGACGGCCAATCGCCAGCATAATTTCCGGAGTGTCATGGGAGTGCATTAGGCTACCCTCTGGACCAAGATGGTTTGGATGTAAGCAGTCCCAAGGCTACTTGGTAAAGCCGCTTGGATAACATTTGAGCCACGGCATCGCCAAGTTCCAGTAAGTAGAGTAAATCCAGAAGCCGTAGTAGTTCTTAGAACATTGGTTGTAATATTATAATACACGGTTACTGCTTGATTTAGGGGTATGGTTACAGTTCCCCCTGCGTCAATAGTAATTGCAAGAGTGCTGCCGATTGGATATACAAGGTCCCCCGAGGCATCCCCAGTAGCCGTATTAACTTGGGCCGTAAAAGACGCGCTGTCTACATAAGCCTTTGTAGCAACATCCTGTGGATCAGTTGGGTTAGCGCAAGAGACAATCCGATTAGTTCCACCACCAGCATTAATAGCCACATTTCCCGTGGCTGTTCCCCACGAATTCAATGGGATTGAAGTCATGGCTGTGGCTGATGGCGCAACAGTAGATGAACTATTGTTTGCGACTACATTAAATGCTGGAATAGTTGCCAGTTTAGAATAAGCAATACCAGCACTAGGTGAAATTTCTGCGTTTGTTACCGTAGCAGCCGTAGCCAAAACTCCAAGACCCAAAGTGGTACGCATTGCACTAATAGAACTATCGTCTAACAGCGTTCTAGCGGTTGCTGTACAAGGGATATTAAAGCGTATTCCATTAACGGTTCCAAGAACTGTCTCACCAGCAGGTGCCGCAATACCAGCAATAGGAATTGTGCCAATAAGTCGATCTGTGGGCAGACTCAAGAGTTGAATCTTGCTTCCATCAATACCTACAGCCCCACCACTTGTTGCCGGAGCAATCTTTGCATCGGTAATTGCACCATCTTCCACTTTGGCTGTAGTAACAGCATCATCCAAAATCTTTTGAGTGGTTACAGCAGCATCAGCCAAACGGCTAACATCGACGGCTTCGGTTGCAATCTTAGCCGTAGTAATTGCGTTGTCGATAATGTCGTTTGTACCCCAAGGACCGCCGCCACCACCACCTCCGCCTCCTCCACCCGACGCTGCAATAGCCGACTCTACCCAGCCTTTTGAAGCCGCCGAAGTGGCTGTAGGAGGGGTTGTGGGAAGATTACGAATATCCAAACCCTGAGCCGTCCAGAACTGGGCAGTAGGGTTTGAGGTGTCTTTGGGAAGATACTGCCCACCACTAGTAGACAGGCTACCTTGTTCTTTGGCTTCTTGAGTCAAATGAATCATGGCCTTAATAGCCAGATTCAATTGCTCCGCATTCAAGACTTCTGTATTGAAAAATTCAAGAACATTGTCCTTAAAAGTTGCCAACTTATTTGGAGTGACTCGCTGAACACGAATGGCCGATCCAGCGGTAATTCCTGAATTACCTAAAACGCTGACAACAGCCGAAGAGTACTGAGGAAGTTCACTCAAAATCCAATAAGGATCGCCAACTTTACTCGGGGATCCATATGGAATCTTGGTGTTGTTGACATACACCTCAAGGAAGTCCCTGTCAATGTAGCCGTCAATGCCCCCAGAAGCATTATACACCGTATAGGTGTGGTTGTTATTCGGCCCGGGAGACACATACTCAACATAACTATTGGGCATTTTTTAAGTCCTTAGATTCACTTCCTTGGTTGTTGTTCACGAAGTTGATATTCAGTAACGATTTCGTCTTCCAGTACTCCAAACCAGTCTCGCACACCCAACATAGTATTATATGGTACAAACCCAAGAGCGGTATGGACTGTGTCTCTGGTTACTTCTCGGCCCGGAAGAATCACATCCTGAATGACACTAGTAGCACCTTCTAGGAAGGTGAAACCAGCACCTAGAACGCTAGTGCCACTCATACGGAACTCGTTGAATACAGGCTCTGTTTTCAGCCCATATTGAGCAACAATATCCGTAATCTGCATAAAAGGCCAGAACTCAGCGGGACCAGTTAGAGCCCCCTTGATAAAGCCCTCAACGCCTAGACGGCGATTGGCCAATTCTTCGGCTTCTTTGTGACGGCCTTGATTATGCAGTTGGCGCACTTCGTTAGCATTCAAAGCGTACTTCACAAGGCCAGTCATTACCAGCATTGTTCCAATTTCTTTGCTAACATTTAGGCGCGTTTGGTTGTTCCCTCGCCGCAGACGGCTAATGTTTGCATACAAGAAATTGTCTACACCCTTGATATTGAATGTCTTGAACTGGAACATAAACTTTGCCCACCAAGAGAACATCTGGGGAGCAAAGTCACCAGCAGTTGCAAAGTCCTGAATGTTGTTGGCGACTGACCGACGAACAAAGAGCCGCATCAAGTTCATCATATCTGGATTTGCTTGAAGCGTCGGAATGTCCACCACTCGTTGGGTACCCAACCATGAACGGCGAGTAGTTGCTCCAGACCCAACAAACGCAATCATATCATCGTACTGACGAGCCGTGAGGCCCAAGAGTCGAACTGTGGACTCATCCAGACGAGCCGCACCACGGTTTGCCACATCCCAAAGATGTTGAACCGTAGCCGCTGCTGTGAGGTTCTGAGTCATTGCCGTAACTGGAGCCGTCAAAGATATGTCACTATAGGCTCTACCAGTACGAAGAGCAGACCGCTGAACTGCCCTACCAGCGCGAGATGCTGCGGTTATCTCTTGAGAAGCAGAATCCGAAGTTCCAATCAAGGCACCACGAAGGCGATCTGAAGCCGGATCAAACCATTGCCCAATAAGTGCGGCAAAGTTATTCACCGGGGCATCAAAGTTACGCCAGTTATTGAGTCCTTCAAAGGATGCGCCCATCTGCGTCAACACACGCTTTAGGCCCAGTCGAGCAGTAGTTCGATAGAGTTCGCCAAAGTTTGAAATAGCGAATCTACCGCCCTTTGCCGTATACATGATGGTTCGGGCAACCAACGAAGTAGTGGCAAAGCCAAAAGGTGCCCCTGTATCTAGCGGCTCCATTCGCAATGCTTGCATCAGGTTGTCGAATGCTTGATAATAATCCTTAGAAGGGGTTGGGCCAAGTTTGGCCAACAAAGACCGAATCTCAGCCACAGTTGCGGGACGGGCAAACTCTGCGGGAGCCCCACCAACGCTTGCAGCAAACACACCCTCCGCTTCAAGATGATCAGCAAAAGTCGCTACAAACCGCGATTCATTAATTGCTCCCTGCACAGAAGTCAAGTACTTGTTCAAGACCGACAACACATCGTTCTCAACAAGGTCCGCAATGCTGAGGTTTGTCCTACCAAGTCCAAGAGAATCAACACCAATATCGGTTGACAAGATTTCATCTAGGATAATTCGACTACGACCATACGGAGTTGGACTGGTTCCAACGCCCTTGACGGGCCCCAATAGACCTTCAAGTGCATCCTGAAGGGCCTGTTCATGTTGGAGAATCTCAGTATCAGCACTACTACGGGCAAGGTCAGAAAGACGGGTTGCAAAGGCCCGAGAAGCCTCATCAATGTCGCCAGTAAACACTTCTTCAACACCGTCAATAACAACGCGACGGTTGCCGCCACGGTCCATGGAAGCACGGATAATCAACCGAAGTCGTTCAAGACCCTTTGGATCAAGGGTGCCGTCTGGAGTATTCACCAGTTGACGAATGGCATCCATACGCCACACACGCGGGAAGTAATTCATAATCCCGCCAGAAGTAAACCCGCGCACTCCGGCTTCAAAGGCTGCATTATGGGCTTGACGCAAGATGTCACGCACAACTTTCGCACCTTGGTTAATGGCTTCCAGAGGACTATTCATGGCCCCAGTACGAACTTGATCAGCAACAGCGCGATCAAATTCATTACGGCGACCCATACCACGGACCCACCCAAGGGCGCGACCGCGAATACCCGGAATGGCTCCCGGGACATTAACAGATCCGTTACCAACCGCGTAACGAACCCAAGCCCTCTTGTAACCGCGAATAAGGTTACCACTTAGTTGGTTAACTTCAAAGAGGCCCCGTTCAAACAAGGTTAGACCTTGAGCGGTTCCGAGATCTCTACGACCAAAGAATACCAGCCAAGGAACCAACCGAGCAGCGTTATTTTGTTCTTTAAGTCCACGCACACTCTGATTCAGAGCGCGACCAAAGAACGGCAGGCTATCCATCCAATCTGTCCTAGGCACCCAAGAGAACCAAGTTCCGGGACCTCCTCCAGAAGCGGGAGGAATTGGCGGTGGGGGAGGTGTGGGAATCGATGGCGGTGCGGGTGGAACCGGAGCCGGAGTAGGGGCCGGAGT